TTTCCTGAGATTGATACAGAGCAGTTGGGCTATGGCATACAGATGGCAGATGTAGAGTGGACGGCTCACCTGGTCACTCAAAACGTGTATGAGAATGATAGACGCATCGAGAAAGTAAATGCCACCGATCATGCCGTGATCATGGACAAAATTTTCAAGTCCCTTTTGAATTGGAGCAGCAAGATCAGCTACCTGCCAGAATTTGCATCGCTTGCCAGCACAGCAAACGATCAACGTATTATCGGCACCATCGCACGCAAAGGCATAACTCCGCCACACATGCTTAATGGATTGATGGTGACGAAACAACGCTTCCGCTGTGTGATGTATGATCATGCAAGCCTAGCTGTTTACACTCACCTGACTGGCAAACCAATTGATCTTTCCTCTATGATAATTCGTGTACCATTGCCATGATCGCCATCATCTAAACAGAAGACTTTCGTCATCACTGTTAATATCTTCTCCCAAATATTTTATTATTTTGGGAAAACAAAGTAACGCTTGGAGGCAACCGAGAACAGGATTACCAAAATGATGGCGACACGCAAGCGCAACCATGAGGCTCGTACCGAGCGCATCCGCAGCCGCTTCAATGAACTTCACAACGACAGGAGAATCCGCTACGATGATGTATTGGAAAGCCTCTCCAGAGAGTTCTGTTTGGCTCAGTCAACCATCCTATCAGCACTCAAATCAGCATAATCAAATTATTTCATGCATCAGTTCAGCCAGCACAATCAGGTATTGGCCGTCATCGTCATAAACGTTATTCGAGCTACCATACCAGCGAATAGCAGAAGCCAGCGCCTTTAAAATGCGTTCCCGCCTTTCTTCTGGAGCGGAATCCTTAATACTGACGATCAATTCATCTTCCTTTAGGTTCATCATAGAATTAGCCTGTTTATAAAGAGGTTAATTGAAAAACTGTCGCCAATGAAAATTTGGGACCAGGTATTTTTGAAAATAAAAAAAGCCCCGATTTCTCAGGGCTCCGAAAATGTACCGTTTCGTTTTTACGGGTACTTAAAATTTCATGCTTACCACTTTGAAACAGCCTTCCTTATCGTGATCTCTAAGCGTTACCCAAACTGTATCGGATCGGTTGATAGCAGTGGCAAAAACTTTTAATGATTTCTCTTCTTTAAATCCAAACTCACCTTTTTCATTCTCCGGAATGAATTCCATTCTAACCTCTCTGAATTCTGAAAGTCTGTCAATAATAGATTGTTCAGCTGCTTCATCCTCAATTAGCATCCAAAGGTTCTTGCGATCATTTTCAGCTAGTTTAATAAATGTATTGTAGGCTTCCGAGTAGTTGGTGAAGCAACGCTTTACAGCTACACCACGAACTTCTCTTTCATCGGATGCTTTCGCATGCCCCTTATACTCATTCACCAGACCAACAATAATGGCCAGTAGCAGAATTGCCAAGCCTATTTTGAATTGTGATTTTGTTGCATGATTCATAACCACTAATTTACTAAAACCTTTACAAATACGTTCCTGTCATCATCCGTTTCAAATTCAGTGCCACAATTCCAGCACTCAAATTCCTTCGCAGCTTCGTCTACCGAAATCAATTCATCATACCAGTTGCCTTGCGGATCGTAAGAGAATAGCAAGCAATGGAGCCTGTCGCACTTTGGGCAAGGAATATAATCCACCAGAGCGTTGGCATTCCTGTGGCTTGCCCATCTGAATTTTGGCTTACCCGTATCGGTACTGCCTCCCCAATAGAAACAGTATTGCCATTCAATCGTATGGAAGTTCCGCTGGCCATTGAATATCTTCTCAACCATCTGCACAAACTTGATGTGTTCAGGGTTGCCAAACTCTGGCTTTTTTCCATTAATAAGATTCCGTGATCTAGGTAAACTCATAGTATTCATTGTCGCCTTTAATGGTAGTATGAAATGGAAGCTTGCCTGTAGGCACTCGCCTGATCTGATCAATCATTATTTTAGAGCCAGTAAAAACAACGCGATTCTCGCCAGACTTTTCTATTTGAAGTGTCAGCAATTCGGTTCCGGGATTTTTCTTTGATGGTTCTATCTTGAAGTCCAATACCTTGATAGGTATGTTAAACAGTTTTTTTACGGGTATCTTATCACCTACAAAAGAATTAACGTTTGGCTTAATGTCGAAGTCTTTAAAGTTCATTGGCTAATAGTTTTTTGGTTAGATGTTTGGCGTTACAATGACCGAGCCAGCCGAGGTATGAAGCCTTGGAAGGATGATTAGGACTCTTGCTGAGCTTGCGGGCGAAATTCTCTTTGATCGACTTCCTGATGCGCACATGCGAGTGACGGAATACATATCCCACAAAGTCAATACCACGAGCTTCAACAGGAAAGACTTGGTGAGTGCCTTTCACCTCTAGCTTTAGATCAGCGAGGTATACTTTAATGTCAATCAGCAGCCTGTGAAGGATCGCCTTATCATCGCTCAAAATCACAATATCATCCGCATAACGATAGTAGTATCTCACGCGCTTCTCCTCCTTCATCCAATGATCGAAGTAAGACAAGTAAAAGTTAGATAGGTATTGGCTCAGGTAGTTGCCAATCGGTAAGCCCGGTGCGCTGTCTATAATCTCATCCAGCAACCAAAGCAAATCAGGGTCTTTAAATTTCCTTCTTAGTAGAGACTTTAATACATCATGGTCAACAGAGGGATAGAATTTTTTTATATCAAACTTCAGACAATAAGTAGTGCCTTCAGTGTTTTTTAAGTCATTTTTGAGTTTGTGCATAAGAGCGTGAATACCTCGCTTCTTAATGCAGCTATAAGTATCTGCGGTGAATGTGTCTACGAATATCGGTTCGAGCACATTCATTATGGCATGGTGAGTAATGCGATCCGGAAAATAAGGGAGTCGATATACTTCACGTTCTTTCGGTTCATAGATTTTGAAAATGTCGTATGGAGATGTGCGGTAGGTTTTACTCGCAAGCATATCCTGAAGGATGAGAAGATTACCTTCTCTGTTCTCATTGTGGAGCATCACACCATACTGGTTTGATTTTCCTTGCTGCCCCTTCCTGTCAGCTTCCTGTAGATTTTTAAGAGTGGTGATCTGTTCGTAGATGTTACCTATTCGTTTCATGCCTTTGCTTTCTATAAGTCGCCTTCTCTTTCGATACCAACGCCTTAGATTTTTAATCGTGATTTTTTGCCAAGGGGCAAGGTCTGTGACAGTTATTATCTTCAGCATAGGTGAGAGCTGACATTCGAATTCGAATTCCAATTATCGTAGTCGTTATACCGGAACCTGGACGAAGCCACTCAACCATCACACAACCCTGTTTTAAATTAAACCATGTACTCTTTGCGAACCTTCAGAAAGTTCTTATTGTCAACCTCCATCCATTTCATTACATCGTAATTTTTGTAGCAAAGGCGAGAGCCGACATTCGAATTCGAAGACCAAGCACCGTAGCCGCCATACCGGAACCCGGACGAAGCCATGAGAAAGCGCGGCTCATATTTCCATGTGCCATCGTTGAAATCTGGAATCCATTCCTTGCCATCGTTGGCCAATCGGTTAGCTGCCTTTATCATTATCACAAGGATGGTGCTGGCAATTGATGACTTTCTGTCCTTCTTTGGAAGCAGGGCGGCAAGCTGCGTTGAGGCAGCAACGATTTTCTTAGCATCAAGACCTTCAAGTTTGCAGGCCTTCGCAAATGTTAATTGTTTGATCTCTTTCATGGTTGGTTATTTTTGGATGGTCATAAATAGTTTAAATACATTCATAAACTCAGGCTGTTCAACAGCATGGAGGCCCAGTCTTTTTTCCATAAAGCAAAGGCGAGAGCCGACAAACGAACCCGAATACCAATGACCGCAGTCGTAATACCGGAACCCGGACGAAGCCATGATGAACCACAGCGAATACTTTGCCTTGCTTGAGTCGTCCCAATCAGGTTCTCTCTTTTCATTAAGCGCTCGGATAATCACTACTGCCAATTGGTAGTTGACTATGTGGCAACTGGCATCGAACTGGGTGAGCAGCTTTCGGTAGATGATCACCTGTTCATCTTGTTCGCCAAGTTCACGAAGAGCATCAGGTATAGTTTTAATTCGTTCGAGGACATCCTTTGGCTTTGCCTTGAACTTTACTTGCCCCGATACCTTATCGAAGCTGTCGATCATGTACCCTTCCGGGATTTCAATTTTTAGTGTTTCCATATTTATTGATTTGGTTTTACTGGTTAGTTTTCAGACAATCGCATACAGGCCCAACTATCACAGTCTTATCAGCACTTTCTATTTTCAATTTGAAGCCTGTCCTTCTGTCACGATATCCGGGAAATGTGATGATATAGGGATTATTATCCTGCGTGCCTTTGTAGTGGTATCTGTCAATTCGCACTACAGTCATGTTTAAACTATCTTCAATGCTCTCGTAGAACAATGGAATACGCACCCCAAATGCGTCTGTGTGATATACAAGCAAAATCTTCTGCGTCACATAAGTAGTATCCTGCTTATAGGTGTATATCGTTGCTGCGCCATTAAACATGGTAGAGCAAGAGGTGCAGCCTACAAGTATCAATAAACTTATCGTTTTCATCATGCTATCCATAAGATGTTGGTTATCATGTCGTCTTCAATTTCTTTCATATCGTTATTGCTTTAAGTGATCCTTATAAACTCCTTCAAACTGACTCACCAGTTTGGGCAATTCGCTATAGTTGTAATCGTCAATAGGCTTATGCAGGTAGCCGTACTTCGTGCACCAGTTATTCACGCGCATCATGTCGATCTTTGGTTTGCTTACCGCTGAAGCAGGCAATGCCTGTTCAGTCTTCCACCATCCCATTTCATGAGCCATGCTCAAAATCTTGTTCCGCATTCTGGTGGCGCGCGTATCGTTTTGGTCAAGGGTCTTTAAATGGGCAATGAGTGCACCCGCTTCATTTCCTGTCAACTCCTTACTGCTCTTGGTTCGACCACTGGAGAATGCTTCCACAATGCTCGCTTTGTCATCGATTAGTCCGTGCTGATTGAGCAGTGCGTGAATGCACTTCAGTTCGTTGGGTGATATGCCTCGGTTTTTCATAATGCTAATCTTAGTTGAGGATTTAAGGCCATTACTGGAAACTCGCTGAACTGACCATGCAACAATTTGTTTTGAAACTTGTAGCGGTAATGAGTCTTCTGGCAATGCCAGCATACCAGTTGATTAGTATCAGCATCACGGAAGCCTCTCCACATACCGTTCTCCTTTGCTCCGGGGTCTTTCTGGCAGTACACGCAATTCATTTGATTAATTCTTTAGCTTGTTCAATCAATTCAAGTTTTCGCGCTTGGTAGTAGTCTGATAATACAACCACTACTTTGGCTGTGACCTGAGCCGGAAAAATGAATTGCTTATCAGCGGCATTGGGCGAACCACCCGAAAAGAAACTCATTGAATCAGCCCCATCAAACGCACTAAGCTTGTCTATACTTTTCTCGCAATAATCCTTCTCCTCATTGATCGCTTTAATCGCACTTAACTTCTCTTCAATGTTCATCATGTCTTTTTGTCTTTAGTTTTTACTCCAATCATTTTCCCAATACCTGTTGCGCAGGTAAGTATCTGGCTCGGCCTTTGTCTTCCATTGGTTCACCATCAGATGCCGCTCATACAAACCAAGTTTAAACACGGCATTCACCTGGTCGGCCTCACTTAGGTTGTTCCAATGTTTTATACATCGCTTCTGGTTGCGTTTAAGGTTGTAGCGGTTCCACCATTGCTCAAATGTTACGCGGTAACCTTCTTCAATTACATCCAGCTTGCTATTGCCAAAGGCTTCCATAAACTTTTCAGTATAGAACACAGGCAATCGACTTTTAAAAAATTCTGTTTGTTCCTCGGTTAAATCGCACTTCATAAAGTCAATGAACTGCAACTTGTTGTCGAGGCCATAGAGCACGTTGATCTCTCCGGTAAACTTTGGTGATGTTATAATGTATCTCTTCATTCACTTACTAATTGAAGTTGTTCTGGTTCCACTAGTGTTTCCTTCGGGCGGGGGCCAACTATCTTTCTAAACTGACTGCCCCAATACTTCTTCGCGCCCTCTTCCCAAATCACATAAGGATTGTTTCCGCCATAGCGGCTGATTACAAAAGCCACACAACCCTCTACTCTCACCTTGATAGGCGCATCGTATCTGATCTTCTGAGCAGTTGCGCCTTCAGGATTTTTACCATTCGCATGACTGATAAAAACAAAACTCTTTTTCTTGAACCGCTCCTTCAATGCCTTGTACTGTTCATAGTTGATATTCCAGTATTGCAAACTGTCAATGATGATGAAGCGAGGACTCTTCTTCTTCACCAGTCTAATCATCAGTTCGGCATACGTCATTTCATGATCCGCAAATACAATCTTGCCCGTGTGGCTCTCTTCGTTTAAGTGCCGCAGTGCAGTCATCTGCATAGTGTTTTCAAATCCTTCCTCTAGTCCCACATACATCACATTTCCATGAAGCATTAGAGTTCTTAGCAATTGCATGATCAGGTTACTCTTGCCATTTCCGCTCTGCCCCCAAATAATCATGATGAAATTATCCGTCAGCCTTCCAAAGCTGTGGGTGAACTCAACAGGTAAATGTTCGAGAAAGTGATATGTGCGTTGAAGCAGCTGTTTCAGTCCGAGTACTCTTGCCATTCTTAGTTCGATAATTGGTATTCACTTCCTTCCTGTCCAAGTGTAGCGGGTTGCTGGCTCTCATGCTTCCTGCCTTCCTCATACAACTTCACTTCAAGCAATCGTTCTTCAATGGCCATCAGTATTTCACCATGAACATGATTGATTTCAACTTTCTTTTTTCCGTCAGCCACCAGGTGTCTGGCACCGCGTATGAAGTCGATTAAAGTATCTATTGTAGGCTTAGGCATATTTCAGTTTGTCTTTTTGTTTTTTAATGTCGGCTTTCTTGAATGGTT